TGAACAGGATGCTGATACAGTGCTATTTTGTTACCGTCCTTCTTACTATTCACTTAAAAAAGAAACAGGCGAACCCTACACGAATGAAATATTTTATCTCTTTGAAAAGCATAGAACAGGCGCAACGGGTGAAGCTGAATTTTTAACCGACAAATACATTTCAAACTTTTATGATTTGAATGATTCTACTTCATCATATTTGCCAGTTAGCATGAACTCACTTGAGCCTTCAACAAATTGGGAAGCAGAAAAACTTGATTATTAAAAAAATCATTAACTTTGACACATGGAATCAAGAACTCGATGCGGCTTTTTTATTAATCAACCTAACAAATACCAAGTTTGGTTGACTAAAGCAGGAACGAATCAAGACTTTCTTGTTGACTTCTATAAATCAAATCTTGAAGCAGCAATTCAAAGAGCAGAACAGTTCCAAGAACAAGCAAAGACTTCATACGGGGTTGGAATACTTCAAAATGTTAGTGATGATGTTCTTCTTGCAGAAACAGTATTTGAAGGTAGATTCCTAATTATTGCAGTTGAAAACGATTATCTTAAAGGGTTTAATAAACCTGAACCTTTCAAGCAAGAACTTCGTTTAGTTTAAGAAAAACGTTATGCCAGCAGGAAGACCAAAAGAAGGTATAGAAACATTACCAGAAAATTGGTATATTGAAGTTATATCTATGTATAAAGAAGGTGCTTCTGATGTTGAAATAAAAGCATTTATTTATGAAATAAGAGGATCCTTTTCAAATGACTTATGGGATAGATGGATTGCTGATGAGCCTGAATTTAGAGAAGCGATATATGAAGGTAGAAAAATAAGACCATTCATAAGAGTTAATGATACAGAAAAACATAAAAATAAACTTGAGATAAGAAGAAAAACAAGATATATAGACTATCAAGGTGATAATAAAATAGTGCAATCGTTTAGGTCTTTATTCTATTACCATATTAAAAATACATCAGCAAAGGTTATAGGTAGCAAGTTTAATTTTTTAGGATATAAAAAAGAAGATTTAATTAATCATATTAAATTAAACTTAAAAGACGGGATGTCTATTAATAATTACGGTAAATGGCATATTGATCATATCAAACCTGCAAGTTGGTTTAATCATAATAATATTGAAGAAGTTAAAGAATGTTGGGCATTAAGTAACTTAGAACCCAAATGGGCGTTTGATAACATTAGCAAGGGTAATAGATTTGAAGGATGAGTAGACCAACCAAATATAAAGAAGAGTATAATCAAAAGATTTTAGATTTAATGAAAGAGGGATGCTCTATTGCTGAGATTTGCTTAGAGCTTGATATTTGTAAGCAAACATTCTATAATTGGTGTGAACAAAACAAAGAGTTTTTAGACTCCAAAAAAAAGGGCGAAGATTTTAGTGAAGGATGGTGGATGAAACAAGGAAGATTAAACCTTACAAACAAAGACTTTTCTTATACGGGTTGGTACATGAACATGAAGAACCGATTTGGATGGAGAGATAAGTCTGAGATAGAAAATACACATACAGTCACCCCTAATGCCAAAGAGTTTATTGATGACTTGCTTAAGTAGATGGCATATTCAGACCCTCAAAAACGCACACTAACTTTAATTGAACGAGACCCAATAGTTACTGATATTTTTTACGGTGGCGGAGCTGGTTCAGGAAAGACTTTTTTAGGCTGCGAGTGGCAAATAATGAGAAGGTTGTTATATCCTCAAACAAGGGGATTTATAGGCAGAAATACATTCACAGACTTTAAGGTTACTACACTTAAAACATTTGTAAACGTTTGGAATACAAGGTGGCAAAACAATCATCTTAATGTTAAGATAAATATCAACTTGCATGAGAAAATTATTTTGTTTTCCAATGGAAGCGAGATACTAATAAAAGACCTTTCTTATAACTCATCCGATCCTGAATTTAACACTTTGGGCGGAATGGAGTTAACAGATGCTTTTATTGATGAAGTCCCTGAGATAACAAAGAAAGCAAAGGATATTATTCGTTCAAGAATAAGATACAAACTAATAAACCGAAAGCCCGTATTATTGATGACGGGCAACCCAACGCCTAATTGGGTAAAGGATGAGTTTGTTGAGAATAGAGATGGATTGCCCGTCGTATTAGAGCCGCATAAAATGTTTATTCCTGCATTGCTTTATGATAATCCAAACAAAGAGTTTGTAGAAGATTATGAGAAACAATTAAAAGGGCAAAGCATTTATGATATGGAGCGATTGCTTTATGGCAATTGGTCTGTATTGGAAGAAGCCGAAAATCCTTTTCTTTGGGCTTGGGATGATGAAAAACATATCAGCCAGGAGGCAAAGTTCAATCCAAACATACCGACTTACTTTAGTGTTGACTTTAACGTAAGTCCTTTGTGTGCTTTGGTTATTCAACATCAAGGCGCAACAGTTCATGTAGTTGATGAAATACTCATCGAGAAAGGTAGTGTTGATGCTTTGTGCGATTACATTGAAGGTTATGGTGTACCGATAGGCATGATAAGAATTACAGGTGATGCAATGGGTAACGGCAGGACTTATCAGCAAAGAGATAACTCAAGTGCTTACATGAGCATGAAGAAACGGCTCAAGATGAACGACAAGCAGTTTATGATAATCGCTAATCCAACTCATAAGAACAGCCGTGAAGATTGTAACGCTGCATTGATACGATTAAATATTAAGGTCAATCCTAAGTGTAAAGGTTTTATCTTTGATGCCAAGCAAGTGAATTGTGATGCTGAAGGTCATATTATCAAGAGCAATAGAAAACTTGCAAACCAACGTGCTGACTTATTAGATGATTTTCGTTACTTTGTCAACGCAATACTAAAAAGATACTTATGAGTAACGAACTTGAGTGTGTGCATTATAATAAATCAGGTGTTATTAAGTTTGGTTTTAATGAGTTCTTTTACAGCATTAAAGATGAAGACGGTGTCATTAAAATATTTGTTGGATATCCAAGTAATTATTCAGAGTTATTAAAAAGTAAGAGGTATGAAGAGCTGTTCTCTGAATATACTCTTTTACCAATAACGAAAGAGATGAAGCTGCAATACTTATTTGATAAGGTATATCAATTGATGAATAATATCACAAAGAAATTAAAAACTAAAAAATTAGAAAATGAGCATTTGTAATGATTGCTATGATGCTGGAAGTTATGTTGATGCGTGCGCATCTTCTTTATCTTTCGGAACAGTTGAAGTTGATACTGAATATACTATTGCAGTTCAAAGCTTGTCAACAAACAAGATTCAATCTTTTACAGTTACATCCAATGGTAGTGGCACTATCTCATTAAGTGAGATAAAACTATCTCCTAGAACTTGCTATGACCTTTGGGTAACTAATGGAAGCGTTAATGATGATAGGCAAGTTATATCCATTGATTCTATTGAATACGATTGCATTACATTCTGCACTATTGACACAGGCGAAGGTGATATTGCAATTGATTTGACTGCATGAAACTAATTAAGCACATCATTGAAGGTTGGTGGCTGTACATTACCCAATCGAAAGAAGCTGCAAAACTTGTTAAAGCAAGAAAGCCTATTTGCGATGGGTGTGAGTTTAAGAACAAGCGGCTGAATGTCTGTAATGACTGCGGATGTTTTCTTCCTGCCAAACAAAGAGTAAGTGATGCAAATTGTCCTCAACATAAATGGTAAATGAAACTACTATCTTTTTTCAAACGAAATAAACCCAAGCGTTACAACCACGAAGCGGAAGTTAAAGAAAAACTAATCTTTGCTTTTGAAGCTGAAGGTCATAAGTACTATCGCTTTCCAAATGAACTAAGTTTGCCGTTCTATCGCTTTGCTAATGCGATGATGCTTTTAGAAAGACTTTCTTCTGGCATCTCAGGTAGTGAAATGGACAAGGTGCTTGAAGTCATGGAGAAATCATTATCAAAAGGCTTGTCAATTCCTAAGAATGCTTCAACTGTTGCGGCTTGTATTCATGCACTAAGAGAAAGGCAAGAATCAGTAATTCACAAAGATATACTTCTTAACATCGCTGCTATTTGGACTGTTAGAGATGATGAAGATGCAACGGGCGAAGTAAACCCTAAAATCCACGAAC